CTAACACCAATGTATTGCTGGCATCGCCTCCGAGACTGTCGCCATCAATAATGATCCTATCACCTACTTTATAGTTATAACCACCGAAGGTCACTGTGGGAACAGAGTAGACACCTGATATGACCTCCACAGTAAACTGGGCGCCAGTTCCACTGCGTAGTTCTCTTTGCCACACTGCTGAACCTTCTGGTGTGAACTTGTAAATGTGAGCACGATTGCCATCCCACCAGTCACTGCCCACAGCATAGGCAAATCCGTCTGCGTCGTGGCACACACTTTCAAACCAAATGTCATCTCCATCGTTATTAAACACGCCATACATTGTGGCCGAACCCAACTGACGTTGTTGTAGGCGAATGTCAGCATCTGCTGGTGCTGTGAATGTGCCGTCCTTGCCAAACGTCCAAGTGTTGATCCGGCTGGTGTTTCGTCTCACGCTGATACCCACTGCCACTGTGGACAGCATTATAGAACCTTCTGGGTTCAGGGCAATGTCAGTTTGTAGTGCCACTGGACCGTTAACTGCTACCAGGGTGTTCATCAATCTACCTGGAATACGACTTGTTGATAAGGACCAACCTTCTGCTGACCACTGTGTGGCCGCAGTGTCAAACTGTGCTAGGAAGCCTTGAGTAAAATAATCATCATCAGCGTTGCCATCCACTAGGTCTGGGCCACTTGCTCCCAGTCTAACAGCACCACCGATAAGTATCTTGTCTCCATGCACTGATATATTATCGGCCGCACCGTCATCCCAAGGAATATCATTGAGTGAACCGGGAATTTCTTGTGAGTTGGGATTGTCAAAATAACTCTGCCAGATCACAGCACCTGTGGTTTTATTGTATCGAGCCAGAGCCAATGTGGCATTCCAATAGCCTAAACTTGGGTCTGCGCCACCTGCTGGGTTCAGTTGATAAGTGCTGGCCAACAGTTATAAGTCGCCATCGCTGCCTACCGCTGTGCTGACACCAACCCAATCACACGATCCCGGGCCAACTCTACGATCCCAGGATATCGCACCCAGAGTGGTCATTTTGAATAAGAAAACAGCATTGCTTTTCTTGGCGTAGCCGCCAAAGCCGCTGAAACTATCTGATTCTGCGTTGTCAACATAGTAGGCGCCAGTAACATAACTGTTGCCCACGCTGTCAACACTGACATTAAAAGCCAAGCCAAAGGGTGTTTCGCTGTCCAGTGCCACGGTCTTTTGCCAACCCAATCCGCCTGCTGAAGTGAGCTTGGCCACTAATATTTGACCGTTTGTAGTTGTGGCACCGTTGACTGTGATCTCAACTTCCACATAGCCCGCCGCAATGATGTCGTTGTTGAAATCCACTGCCACTGAATAAATGTATGAGTAACTGCTGTCAACTGACAAATCTTTTTGCCAAGTGATGGTGGTAGCAGTGGGATTCAGTTTGGCCACAAACCCTGTGTTGTTACCAGAGAAATTAAACTCACCACCAATGATGATGTTGTTGCTGCTGTCAACTGCCATGGCTCGGATATTGAACGAGTCGTTCAATGCTAATTCTTCGCTGAATATCACAGCACCAGTAGCACCGTTGATTTTGACAATGATTTTACTTAGTGAGCTATCTGGATTCACTGCTAGTAAGATGTTGTCACTGCTGTCGATCACAGCATTGCTTTCTGGATAGTAGTTACCATCAAGAGCACCTATGCTTTTCTTCCACACCAACACTCCTGCTGATGTGAACTTGGCAACCACTATGCCATCACCACTATCATTACCGTCAAGATCAATTTGAGCAACCACAATGGCATTGCCCTCACTGTCGTAGTTGGTGCTGTAAACTGTGACACCCTGGAAACTGGGATCCTGCTCATCGTCTTCTCTACGCAGTCGCACTAACCAACGATCCGCATCGCCAGTTTGTACTTCAATACTGCTGGTGGATGTGAGTGATCCATTGCCACTATAATCAAGCACATTCCAATGGCTAGTACCGTCGCCATACTTGATCTCACCGGTGTCGGTTTCTAAACCTGGTTCACCTGCGGCTAAGATTGGATTTGTTGTTGTCCAGTTTGTGGCTGTATCTCTACGTAGTTTGATTCTTGTTGTCATTTTTATGCTCCGCCTCCACCAATGGTGTTGTCTATATTGTCATTGTAGGTTTGATCGGCGACCCCGCCGTCTGCTACATACTGCGATCTGCTGGCGACCCAAGGAACTTGGGTGCTCCAGATGCTACCGGTCCATTGATATGTAGCAGAGTTATCTGCTACATATTCTTGTCCTGTTACGGGTTCTGTTGGAAATGCTATTGCCATTTTCTTGTCCTATCCATATTTAGCTGTTTGTTAATATTTAATAATTGTAAGGTCATTGACATAGTGATACTAAAATTTGTTCCTGGGTTAGTTAAAAATTATGGCCACTTTAGGTACCTACAGGAACTACTGTAAGTATTACTGATGGAATCGCTGGCACCACAGCACCGGGAGTCACTGCAACTATCTCAACATGACTATCCGTACTCATCCACATTAGTCGATAGTAATCGTTGGCTGCTGCATTGACAACAAAATTCCAAGCCGCCACTTCTGCGGCACCGCTGCCAGTTAGGAAAAGAGCAGTGCCACTGTTATCAACGGTGCTTCCGTTTTTGTCTAACCAAATATACACGGTATCAGCCCCACTATCTGTTTTACGCACTTGCAAACTGAATTGAATGTTGTAAACACCAGCAGCGGCTATTCTAATTTCAGTTGCACCTGCACCGGTGATGTTAACACCGTTGCTGAGATCAGTTACATTGTAACTGATAGGAATAGCATTGCCCACACTGGTATTAGTTTGTGTGACATTACTATGAAACGATCCGTAGGTTGGTGCAACTTTGTACACAGTACCACCGCTGTTGTTAATAGTACCACCTGCTGGTAATGTTAGATTACCGTTGCTGCCAAAAGTCCAATGGCTGTTGTTTGCTCCAATACCCACTGAGCCTGCACTGGCAATGTTGTCATATCTTGGCGGTGGTGTTCCGCTGACATAAGCAACTGCACTAGTTGGATCAGTGGAATATACTGGTCCAGCAGTTTCAAATGTTTGAACATTAAACATAATATCATTAGCGGGTGACGTTCCGCCTGGGAATGTTGTTCCCGGTATGGTTAAGTTGAAACTGTTTGGTCCATACCCACCTGCGCCCGAAACCACACTCATATTGGTAATAGTGTTGTTTGGTTGTACAGTAAATGTTAAACTTGTTTGTCCAAATGTTACAGGAATTGCTGTAAAAGTTGTTGGCACATAATTCCAAAGTACTGTTGGCAATGTTGTACTACCATCTGTGCCAAACACCCATTTACTATTGTCTATTGTAAGGTCTACAGTTCCGCCTGTGTTGATAGCAATTAGTCCGCTAAAATTGCTAGTATAAGAAATCTGTGAAACGGTATTTTTCCACTGCAAGTCTAAAGTACCACTACCGGCAACATTGGCATACAACACCTTATAGGAAACTACCTGTCCCTGTGTCAGTACAACCACGGCTGGAGTGTTTACTTCTGGAACTGGATCAATATCACCATCAATTACAATGAAATAATAATCGTCAGCGGATACGTTAAATGTATAAGTTCCAGCTTCTGGTGCTCTAAAGTATCCAGTAAGTTCCCAAGTTTGTTCAATAATACCGGTCCAATAGATGGGAGTCACTGTAGCTGTAGCATCGGCAGTCCAGGTGGCTATTGCTGCCACTAATTCACTGTATGTTGGACTGGGAAGAGCGTACCCGCCTAAATACTCACTATAAATTTTTCTAATCAGTCCCGGTGTAGTACCAAGTTGAAGTCCTACATCAATGACTCCGCTGTTTGGCAATGTTATGCCGCCAGCCCCACCAGTTCCACTTAATGTCAACATGCCTGCAACAGGGTTAATTGTTACTTTAGATGTACTCTGCCATGCGCCATCTGCATAAAATGTCATCCATGCATTACCACTTGTGCCATCACCATTGGTCGGAGCCGGCGATGAACCAGGCCAAGCTGTGGTTTGTACTGTGGCGTCCGGAAATGTTAATGTGCTGTTAGTACCAAAGGTCCAATGATTGGTATTTGTGTTTGTACCTACAACAACATTGCCACCATTCTTTTCTATCTTGACATATTGATTATCATCGCCTAGATATAGATCAACTGTAGTAGGATTGCCTGCTACTAGATGTAAATGCCCAGGTTCGTTGCTGACACTACCGTTTCTAGTGAGTGTTATAAAAGGATCGGCGCTTCCAGGAAATACAATATTGTCAATTGTAAAGGTAAATGATGTTATATTGCTTATACTGGGAATAGTCCAAGTTAATGCTTGTTGTTGGTCTTCTTGGTACGCCAATGAACCAGTCAGTGATCTACCTAATTGTTCCTCGGTACAATCTGTAAATGTGTAGGCAGCGTTCCCGAAGACATAACTGCCGGCATTTGGTACAAATGTTATAGTTATTGAATCGCCAGGGGCAAATCCAGATGGGTGATCAGAGGTTAAACTCCAGGTGTTTGTTGGGCGAATGACCAAACTCTGCCCAGAGGTTGCTCCAGGTGGTGAGATAACTATGGTATTGGCTGTTTCACCCAAGGTGCTACCTGCTGGTAATGTTAAGTTACCATCTGCCTCCAGGCTGACTATGTAACTGCCATTGACTAGAGTGTTGCCTGTGCCACCCGACGAGCCAGTGTAGCCAATATTACCAAAGGATCCAGTGTAGCCAATATTACCAAAGGATCCAGTGTAGCCAATATTACCAAAGGATCCAGTGTAGCCAATATTACCAAAGGATCCAGTGTAGCCAATATTACCAACAGATCCAGTATATCCAGTGTATCCCAACGAACCGGTATAACCTGTTGCAGCAACTCCAGTAAAGGCTGTAGTTTGAACACTAGCATCTGCAAATGTAATGCTAACTACATCAATGTCAGTGTCTGGTACGGGCATTATCAATGGTGCTGCATCAATCCACTGATTGCTATACTTGATGTAGAGTCTACCTTCTACTGTGTTGAACCATAATTCTCCATTACTGGCTGTTGGTGCTGTATCTTGTTGAACTATTGTAACGTTTCCAGGATAGGCCGTTGTTTGTACTGTGTTGTCTGGAAATGTTAATCCACCAATGGCATTAAATGCCCAGGTGTTTAATGCTCCGTGTATATCTGTTTGAATAAAAAAGCCACCGCCGGCTACATTAAAATCAGACTGACTATAAGTTGCGTCTACAACCCCAATCCAAGATTTAGTATCGTAACTGACTAATCCAGCATATAGATTTTGGTTGCCACTTAAATTTACAGCACCGTCACCATATGGGTCATTGAATTTTCCACCGTTGGGAAATGTTAAATTACCATCGTTGTCAAACTTCCATTGAAAGTTGCTTGTGCTGTATTTGGTAGCAATAGTAGCACCGTCATTGTCTACCCATACCCACGAATCTTCATCACGTCCGGCAGGGCTTGCCGGTCCTGCCGTGATACCGGCATAGTTGCCGGGAACAGTTTTTAATGTGGCACCGTTGATGATGCTACCATCTGGTAATGCCACAACACCTCCATTGGTGACTTCTAATGTGTATTGATTGTTAAGTCCTGGATTAGGATTTTCATTGTACAGTTTGCTGGTGGTAATTTTTCCATTGTCTAGGGTATTAGTAAATCCGCGACCAAAGTCTCCAATACCCGATCCAGCTGACCCGGTATAACCCACACCGGTACTTCCAGTATAACCCACACCAGTACTTCCAGTATAACCCGATCCAGCTGACCCGGTATAACCCACACCGGTACTTCCAGTATAACCCACACCAGTACTTCCAGTATAACCTGATCCAGCTGACCCGGTATAACCCACACCGGTACTTCCAGTATAACCCACACCAGTACTTCCAGTATAACCTGATCCAGCTGACCCGGTATAACCACGAGGGCCGTTACCGCTGGCAAGTGGGGTGCCACCTGGTGTAATGCCATCACTGAGAGCCATGACTCCGGTTTCAAAGTCATAAAATATTGTACCTTTATCCCCAATGAATTCACTGGGATCAATTGGTACCAAACCAGCTTTTATTTTTTTTGTATATGACACTATAGTTCCTCTATGTCAGGTCAATCAGATTCTTCGTCGTCACCAATTGTTTGATTTTGATGTTGGGTAATGCCAGCCATCTTTTTGAGTTGTTCAATGTCGTCGTTTTTGTCTGGATTATCGTAGATATTATCAATGCCAGTTGATTTTTTTATTAATTCAATTTTTTGTTGCAATGGCGGCACCATGGTACCTACACCATCTAGTGAATGATCATTGTCAGTATCCTGTTCAATATTGTCATTTGAGTCACTGGACCCAGAATCCATTTTATCTGCCAGATTCCTAAGAAGGTCTGATATTTTCATAATAATGTCCTTGTTTTAGTTATTTATTAACATTCATGATACATGTTATGGCGTGTCAGCATAGTATGCTGGCAATACCATTAAATCCAAAGGTACCTGGTAGTTGTCGTCAACATATACCGGTTGTTCTGCATTGTTGTCGGTTGTATCAATTGTCCTGAAAGTTAATTTATACTGGCGCTGATCAAGTAATGCAGTTAGGTCCTTATTGATAATAAACGTACCATACCCTTTGGCAATATTACTAAATGTTACAGTAGAAGTGTGAACAGTCAAAGAATTCAATGTATCTTGAATGTCCACACGAATCAACTTGTTTGTCATATTTACTGGTTTTTGATCTTGATTTTTAACTTTTACCTGTATGGGATTATCAATTCCTTGGTATATAGTCACAGGTTTGGCATACATGTATTGATTCCTTGTAGTAAAGATAGCAGGGTCCCAAATTTGGACCTCAATGATGTTCGGGTATAAATAGATTGTTATCATATATTTTAGTATTTAGCCTGTGCAAGAAATCAAACAACTACTTAGCCGTTACCCCTTTATTACATATCTTGCTTATGGCGGAAATGAATACATTGGAATTATCCAAAACTGCGACGAACAAATAACCACTATCTACGATTTTGGAAGTTTACGTGAAGCAGAACAAAAGAAACGCTTCTTGGATCTGGGGGAACAGTGGTGGTGGGAAAGCAATAGGATTATTCCTATCAATGTATTTTTAAAACAAGAATGGGCAGAGTTTAAGTTTTGCGTTAAAACATTAAACAGCAAGGATGTTAAAATTCACACAGGCCCACATATTAATCTAAAAGAAATGGCCTCAAAGCGTAGCAAACGCAGATCTATAACACTGATACGCAAAGTTAACTAGAAGTCTCTTCTAGTAGATTCATGTTTACTACAACCAAATGGCTATAACCAACTGAGTGACTCTTTTTAAAATAATAACTGTTGTCTGTGGGTTTATCCCAGACAGTCTTGGCTACTTGATCCCAAGGCAGCCCTATTAGGTGTCTTTTTGCCGGACGTATGATTGCCAGATACATGGCCAATCTAGGAATAGAATTCACAGCCTGCGGCATTTTAATTAAAGTATCGTAATGATTCCCTATGTGAATTAGCTTGGCACAGAATTCACGATCATACAACCGGTCCCAGGCAGGTTCATTTGCCATTAGTTGTAACAGATGCTGTTCATCCCTTACTTGATTATATAGGGTTACATTGAGAAAGTCCAGCTTGATGTATCCACGAGCTTCAGCAGCTTGGTAATCTATGCTGGCACGGCCCGTGACAGGATCCATTGGTATGTCTGTCACGTATATACCTGAGTTGTGATTTAATATTTTTTCGTCTCTGAATATACTTGCTGGAATATGTTTAACTAACCGTAATACATCATCCCGATTACCAAAATCTATATCAATGTCACTGGTAAATTTCATAAACCTGCTGCCGTTAAAATTTCTTTGGCCCACTTGATATCACTTTGGTTCTCTTTAAATCTTGCCTGCCAAAAATCTGGATCAATGCATGGCATGATCATGCCTACCTGCACTTCATTGAGTTGACCAAGAAATGTAATTCCCGAAGCGCAATTATAAACAGCCCAAGGGCTAATTCGTCCTGTTGATATATGGTATACAATACGATTGCTATTGGCATAGCGAAAATAATCGTTGAAACCGTTCTTGAGTTCTGGATGAGTGTCTGCATATTCTTGCATTTCCTTTAAGGCACGTTCAAGTGCATCTTGTACTGACTCTTTACGTACATATTCAATTAGCCAGGATTCGTACAATTTGTCCGAGCACCATTGGTCTATTTTTTTGTTATTCTTCAGCAACCATTGGGTATACAAAGTAACGTTTACACAGCGTAGTCCAACACAGTAACGGCCAAACTTGACAAACGCCAGGTAGTACAAACTTTCGCTGAAATCTTGATAAGTTTTAGGTTTTGCCATTGACTGTGTACTGTTATAAAACAGTACGTATGCCTGAAATCCCCATTGTACGCCAGTTTCTTTTTCTTGTTGATGTCTACGCTTTTTTTCACATGCATGACTATTTAATGTGGATTCCTTGACAAATGCTCTGTTGCAAAATTTGCAAATGTGTTTGGGTTCTTGTATGGCCACAATTGTGCTTTTCCAAATAGACAAAATATCGTCTTCTGATATCATAGCTCTGCTTTGATTCGTTTCTCGTCCCAGCCTAACTCACGTGCCATATCTTTGAGTTGCGCAATGGTATTTAATTCAGCCATTAGATCAATTTCATCTTCTTTTAATTCAGGAAACTGTGCAGAGATAAATTTATGTGCACGGTTATCGTTCTTTTTTGTGGTCTTTAACCAGTAGTGTCTTTTAGTACCCATTAGAGGGCTAACAGTTGTGCACAACAACCATTGCAATTTTGGATGGCGCCCGAGATCAAAAAAGTTAATATTCACACGTTCATTGTGTACACGTAGATACCATTCTTGTAGCTCTGCTGAGCCTTCAACATTGCAACCCCATTTAAGCATAAGGAATGTGCTGAATTTTTTACGCTCTTCGTCACTTAGACTATCGTAGAAAGCACGATCTTTTAAATCAAATGCTTTCATTTCGTTTGCAATGTCTAGTTTACTCATTTTGTTTTCTTTGAAAGATGATAGAACATTATAACACGGTCCAGCTCTGATTGCAAGGCAGGATTAGTCCTGGCTGCACGACGGATATTTCCCCATAATTTACTTTCCATTACATCATCATGCAGTGATTTTTTCTTTTCACTCTCTGAATGTAGGCGACGGGACGTTTCGCCTTCTTGTCTGACATACACAGTTTCACCCTTATCCGGACTTTCATAAATTGGCATTACCAGGCTTTTCCGTAATCAACAACTTCATTTGCACGGCTGATGTCCTTGACAAAGAACACACAAAGAGGTTTATCAACATCAGATTCAACCGGCACTGCTAGCATCTGCCCCGGTTTGAGTTTGGGAAAATACCATTTGACATCCTGATAGATATCAATTATCTCTACAACATGAAATTCTGGACGAAAACTACTGATAGGATTAAAACAAAATGCACTGAATCCGCGATCGTTGATACTGGTAAGAGGAATCACTTCAAGGTCGCCAGTGTCGTGTTCCCCTATTAGGAGTTGCCAATCCACTGGCATCTTAACAGTCCATTGCCCAATTCGTAGCACCAGTGCAGGGCTATTGAAACTTTCTAAGAAAATTAGTGGGATGTAAAAGTAATCAGGGTTCTTGGGATCACTGTTGTCCAATACACAAAAACGCAAATCATCCACCTCTTCTGGGATCTCGTTCATATCGTACGCTCTGTTATTATCTAGGTTAAGTATTCTTGACATATTATTCCATTGTTATTATTTGTATTCAACTTTTTCTATTGTGAACGGGTAATTTGCTTCTTTGTAAAAAGTTTTCCTTTGTGTTAAGTGGCGCTTGGCAAACTTGCAACTACTTGTTATGTCCCAGATTTGTACAAAGTCTTTGTCTTGAGCTTTTCTAATGCCTCGACCAATACTTTGGATAACTCTAACAAAGCTCTTTCCGGGCTCAATAAGAACCAAGTTAAAAATACGAGGGATATTAATACCCACAGCGGCCACACCATAAGTTGCCACAATAATCTTATCACTAGATTCTGCCACTTCATCATATTCATCTTGTCTGTCCTTTGCTTTGGTACTGCCTGAGACAAACACAGCTCGGTCTCCTAGTCGTGCAACCAATTCTTTCCCTGCTGCTACCCTATCTATCAGGATCAATGTATTCCCAGTTTCCTGTATTCGTTTAACTATTTCGCCAATGTAGTCTAGTCTAGGTGCCGACTCAAGTAAAAATTTCAATTCGCTTTGGTAATTGCTATACTCACTATGATCCAGTAGCTGCATAATTTTAACATGACATGCAGCCAGAACTCCTTGATCCTGTAGTTCGCTGGCACTCAACTTGCCAATCACATTGCCAAGACTGCAACGTAAAGACATTGCTTCAGATTTATCTTTGGGTATGGTACCTGTTAATCCCCATCGCAATGGAATCTGAGCCATTGGACCAGTCAATAATGATTTGAGTGCATCTGCTTTGGCCATATGTACTTCGTCAACTATGACGCATACCACTCCTAGTAGGAATTCTTGGATGGTGATTTCTGCTTCACCGCCCTTGGTATTTTTTAGCAAAACATTCAAACTTTGCCAGGTGCATATTGTATGTTGGCGACCAAATTCTTTTCTGTCGCCAAAAAACACACCCACATCCAACTCAGTGTTGATATAATCTTTTTCTGTTTGCGTTACCAGGCTCTTGTTGGGCACAATAACAATACTACGACCATATGCACTTACCGCAGAACTCAGACTGGCTGTGATAATAGTTTTTCCGGCGCCGGTAGCGATTTCTTGTATGCATTGAGGATTGGATAGAAATTTATTAACAATCTCAACTTGGTAGTCCCGCATCTCAATTGGCTGACCCGCAGCTGGATGCCCCTTGGGCCACATGATATGTTTGAAATAATCTTCATTTATTTCAGTGAATTCAAATTGAGTTTGATAATCACGGGTGTCATCAAGACCAACCTCATATCCATGCTGTTCAAGCCAAGGCAATATTTCAGGCAACAGGTTAATGTAAGTACTGCCACTGAGTTGAAAATAAGAAATTTTGCCATCCCATCGGCCAAGTCTTACCGCTGGTAGATAACGTGCTCCTGGGATTTCAAATTTGTATTTGTTGACCAGCTGACGACGAGTATCTACATCTAGTCCGCGTATGCGTACATTGACTTCGTCTGATATCTCTAAGGTGCATTCTGGCATATTATTATTTGTAGGTTAACTTGGATTATACACGACTCCGGTACAATATACAACCTTTTCTGAACACTGAATGATCTGTTGTTTTCTTGGTCCGGCCATCATGGCAGTTAGAGTGATTAGTAAAGGAATTCTGTTGGTCCAACTGGGTTGCCAATTGGTTATATATATGCAACGGTAACCAGTGGGATCCATCTTTCTTTGGCGATTGCCCACGCTGAGTATTTCATCTTGTTTAAAATATTGCTGTAGGTGTAATAATGTGTTATTACTGGTCAGGTCCTGTGTATTCTCATACACATACACAGGCCATCTGTTGGTCAACTCGGCATATTGAAATATTTCTTCCAAACAGTTGGGAGTAGTCAGCGGTATGTGTGCAGTGTTGTTTGTCAAAAGTCTGTATACAGTGTCAGGGTATTGCTTTACCAATGCATGACTAATAGACGGATCAACAGTGTATTCCAACACACTACTGTAATCAACAAGATTTAAAATATTGTCAAAATCAAACCCTTTTACCTTTTCATTTATATAGTTGACCAAACTGTCTGCTGCATTGCTAATTTCCAAAGCAGCAGTACCAATTGACAGCTCAATTTTAAAAGTTTGTTGTTGGCACTCAAGTACTTTTTCCATATACTGGGATATTGTGTCATCTACCTCAAATTGATGGTTTGCAATCAAGTCCTGTAACCAGATTATTCTCGGCTCGGTCACTGCGGCTACCCATGCTCGTATGGTATGATCAAATTTCAATTCCCCTGGTATTGTTTTTGTACTTTCACGTATTATGTTTATTAATGCATCGTCGTATGGAAATCGTATCACAATGCCAGCCCGGGTATGCGAGTATGATATAGTTCGAGAACGATCCATTGTGCGAGTGGGCATTCTGAACTTGGCGTCATCATCGTGGAATCCAGTATCAATTCCATGTGTTGCAAGTTGCCGCTTGTATTTGACCACCAACTTGTGTGCAAGTAGTGCCTGACGATCAGTCAACGCCACTCCTCTTATTGTTTGGCTAGCCATGCTGTTTAATATCTGTATATCATATCGAGCCAAACTCAGTACCAGCGGCGGTGCGCTGCTGGTGGTTGCATATCCTGTCATAATTTCAAGATAGTCTTCAATATATGGCAACGTTATTTTTTGCATGTTTACAGTTTAACAGATATAGATCAAGAAGTCAAAAAAAAATACTCCTGGAGTATTTTTTTAATTTGGCACACTCGAGATGATCAAAAGTTGTTGCCAACTGGGCTGACAGCCGACAGCCCTGCAACCAATTGGAACTGTTCCCATGCTTTCTTTACAGTAGGGTTACTGTCAATATCGTCTGATGATAAACCAACTTCCAACCAGTAGTAGTTCATACGGCGAGGCCTGGCTCCAAACTTACGAGGTTGGTGTAGTTTGCCTGTGTTCCACAAGTCGATACTAACTGCCCGGACACGAGATTCGTCTTTGGCAGAGTAGTCTATCCATTCTGGATTACTAAACGGACTACCAAAAGTTTGTCCGCCGCCGTACCCTTCCCAAATGCCTTTCCATTGTTCGTCGTCGCGTGGGTCAAAGTCCGTGCGACTAACAACAACCAACACATCTTTGATATCCACAACACCGTCTACAATGTCTCTGACGCAACGGCTATAGCTCAAACCAATTTTCATTGTTTATCCTGTTCGTATTTTAGAATCATTCTGTGTAAAGGTTCCATCCGTTCCTGAAATATAGCAGGCACTTCCTGTGATACTATTTGCATATCCCATTCGGTAGGATAGTGTCGCAAACACCACCTGGCATTGTCTTTGACAGCTCGGGGTATGCGTGGAGTGGTCAGTAGTTGTTCTAAAAACTTTTTAGTTTGAACCACTGCACGATACCGTTCATCGGGTAAGGTCATATCAAAGTGCTTTTAGTCAGCTTCATTGATTTCTTCACCAAATGAGTAATCTATTTCGCTAGATTTAAACCTCTGAGCACGTGCCTTGAAACCAGCTGGATCACGTGCATGGTCTTGGATAGCAGTTCGAA